TTTTTTATAAAAATAATGTATGTCTTGATCTATGTTATAAATAAAAAAGATACTAGCTTCACCAGGCGTCATTTTTCCTTGCCAATTCCTAGCATAGTCATTTATATAATGGAAAGTGTGTTTACCTTCAATATGTTTACTTATAATCCTATCTGCAGGTATTTGTTCTGTCCATTCTTCTTTAGAAATTTCTGCGCTCATTCCTTCAGTTCCTTCATCTGGGTTGCCGACCATATACTCCAGCTCTGTTGCATCAGGAAATAATTGACATACTTCAGCTTCATCACCTCCTACGTCAACACAGCTTCCTATGTACCTTTTTTCAACTAATATATTAAGTAATTTTATCATGCTAAGAATGCTTGTACTTTTGAATCTATTTCTTTTACTGATGAGTTTTTTAATAACTCTTGGAAGGTAGGATCAAATAACGTTTGAGAAATATCTCCTAAATCTCCTAATGCTCTTTCAGCATTTTTATCTTTAGTAACTAAAAGCTTATCGTACTTGTCTTGTATTCTATCAGCACCGTATTTGCCGCTTTGAAAATGATGGTGGTACTTTTGAAAATCTTTTGCAAGTGCTTTGTAAGTCGACTCATCTTCTAAATCAGCCGATGTATTAGCTGCTAAAGCTCTAAATTCTTTTTCTAAATTATTAGGTAGTTTAAATGGTTTGCTAAAGGTAGATTTAAATGCTTCTCTGCCGCCATTAGCTTCCATATATGCTTGTAAATAATCTTCAATACCTTGAGCTCCTTTTTGTGCTGCTTGATTAAAATCAGCAATTTCTTTATCAAACTTTCCTTCTCTTAGATTAACATATAAAGCAAAATTATCTCCTAAGAGATCTTGATAGGTATCTAAAAGTTTGTATACACTCTTCCAAGTTGAGAATACACTTGCTCGAGGTAGCTTTCTATCTCTTGAAAAATTAGAGATAAAAGAAATCATTGGATGAGTATAAACCATAACCATAAATACATCATACCCTTTAGCTAAAAGATCTCTAACTTTAGAAGGATTAGATGCTGTTGTATCCCATATAAAAGACTCACCTTTCTCACTTGCAGCTACTACATCTTTATCTACCTGACCTGATGCTGCGCTTAAATTATTAAAATATGGGTGATCTGGATCTTCTACGTATGTGTCTGGATTATACTGTTTTAATCCTTCAAGACCGAGTTGTTTTAAAAGATATGATTTACCGGTACCTGCACCTCCGGCCATAATGACGGCTTTAGGTTTACCATTTTGCTCTAAAATAATATCGGACAATTTAATCATTCTTTCTTTTATAATTTCTGTTCTCTCCACTTCTTCTACCTTTAGCTTCAACTCTTACTTTAGGTTTAACTACAACTACTCTTTTAGGTATGTAGTAAGGAGTATAGTATTTATATCTCCAATACTGTGGTCGATACGAATACGGATAATATTGATTTTCTACTATAACCGTTGTTTGTTTCACCGGAGCATGTCCTAGCGTTGCTAACTCGAACGTACCACAGCTATATAAAGATAAGAAAAAAAACGCAATTATCCAAATATTTTTCATAGTTTTAGAGTTGTCGGGTAACTATTATAAATAGGTTCAACTGTAGGGTTCTCTAAGTTATAAAGTTTATAGATAGTTTCGAATAAATCAAAGTTGTAATCTATTTCATCTACTACTTTTATCTTCCAACCTTTACCTTGATATACTCCTTCTTTTTTAGACGGACCTCTAGAATGAGCTTTTAACCAGATGATTCCTGTTCTTTCTATTTCTATATCTTTAGTTTCTTTTAAAGCTTTAGCGTAAGCTGCTAACTGAAGATCATAAGATTTATGTAAACTATTAGAGGTTTTTAGATCAAGCAACCAAACTTCTCCATCCATCTTTACGACTAAATCTGCAGTACCGGCATACTTATACTCGTCTGAAAAAACAAAGTCTTCAGTAGATATAAGTTCTGGTTTATGAGTTGTCCAGAAGTCATAAAACTTTAAAATCATCTCCCATACAATCTGAGAGTATTTAGCGTTTCCGTAATCGTCCATCCAGGAAACTTCTTCTCCTTTTACTAAAGCTTCGGCTGCTTCATGAACTTGGGTACCTTCTTTACCGGCACGTCTCATAATAAGATCGGCATTATGCCCAACGTCTTTGAGCCAAGACTCGAAGAACTTATTCTTGGGCATATATTGGAGTATAGTTGTTACGGACGGATAGTATACTCCTTCCGATCTTTTATAAACTCTTCTATCCAAAAAGTTTATTTGTTGGAGTTGCGGTTTGAATTCTAGTCTGCTTTTAGCATTCTCTTTTAGAATATTCATTCCTTGCTGTATCATAGGTCTAATTTATGCACCATCAGACTTGACAGGTCTAACTCTTGTGCTTGTTGAATGTGGGAAGTAAAATCTTTGAACCCCATTTCGGATGGATCTTTGTCTTTCATATCCACCATAAAGACTTTTTTACCTTGGTTTAAAAACGTTTCTGCTATTTCTAATGCTTTATCTTGTGCATCTGAATCTAATGCAATATAGATATCTGTTAACGGGCTGGTTAGTATTTTTTTATATAAACTCTTTGAGATGTTTTTACCTAATATAGGAATAGCATTTCGACGAATAGCAATAGCATCGAATGCTCCTTCACATAAAATAATAGGCTGGTTCCAGTTTATAAGATTCTCAAAAAAGATTATGTCTTTGGAAGCTTCAGGATTTTTGTACTTAAAGTAGCTGCCATCATAACTTCTTGCAATAAAATAGTTGAGCTGATTGGATGCAGAATAGCTTGGGATAACGACTCTTCCTCCATATTCTCCACTTGTGCAGTATCCAATATCATATTTAATAAAATCATTGTCGCAAAGTCCTCTCTCATATAAGTATTTTTTTACTAGATTAGCAACTACGGATGTGGTTGAAGCGGAATATAGTGGTTGATATTCTTTCGGTAGTTCTATTATAGATAGCTGCTTATACTGTATTTGTGAACCTTTCGGTAAGTATTTAAGTATTTCAGCTGCTTGATCTCTTGGTGTTTTAAGCTGTCTAAGAAGTGATCTAATAGTACGGCCTTTGGTTTGACACACCCAACATTCCCAAGGATTCTGTCCTTCTTCGTTAGTTGCCATATTAATCTCCAGCTTAGGCTTCCGATGATTGCAGAAAGGGCAATGAAAAGCGTAATTTTCTCTAGCTCTTTTATGAGATTTACCTAATATATTCTCAATCGAACCTAGTAGAAATGTATAATCCATAGGTAGTCCGTAACTATTATCTATAATATACGAAAAATATTTGAAATAAACAACTTATGATACATCCATTTCGGTAGTATCTACAACAATACCATGGTCTTTCATAGCATCGATCACTTTATCGATTTTTTTATCTGTAGATATATCAACCCCAGAAGTGTCCTGTAGGAAGTCTTTTGCTCTTTTAAGGTCGTCGTCTCTTTGTTTTTCTCCGTCAATAGAGATAGAATATAAATCACCTTTAGTTGTATAAGCGATAGTAATCTGTTCGATATTATCATTCCACCCTTCATTAATAGTGTCCATAGCTTCTGCTACTGCTACTCTGATTGTTCCTTGAAGTAGACCATCATTTGGAATATCGTACTTTTCAGAGATAGCATTAGAGACATGCTCTACGATTACATCGTATTTTTGCATTTCTCCTGCAATACTCAACTCACTAAGAATAATATCGGTTAATTTCATCTTCCTTGTCCTCTATATTTCTTTCTGTAGTTTTTACTACTTTTTAATTTTGACGTTTTAGACTTAGCATGTACGCCTGGTCTTTTCTTTGCTGGTTTATCTAAAACTATAACGCTTCCAAAAGCTCCTTTTTTTGCCATTATTGATTACAGTTACAACATTCACAATCACACGTTGTACCGCAGTTACATACTTTACAATCGCATTTCATAGTTTAATTACTTTAAGTTTTAAATCTCCGGTACCTTTTATCAATCTATGATATGTACCCTTTTCTATAAATAGTCTACCTAACTCTATAGGTACTTCGTTATCGTACTGAAACTGCCAGTCTGTTTCGTGGAGAGGTTCTATGATACGATCTTCTCTGTCTTTATGCCAGACTAAATCGTCTTGAGTAACTTCTTGAGTAAAAACTCTCTCTTGACCTTCTTCTATATAAGGTCTACCAGTATCCTGAAAAGTTTCTTTTTCCACCTAATGATTTCCAATAACGTCCAATATTACAAGCCCAGTATCCTGGTTTTGTCTTGTCTTTTTTCTGTGCACATTTATGACGAGCGGCAAATGAAGCTCTAGCTCCAGGCTCATCTATTTTAACGTTTAGTCCTGTTGTGCCACCAAAACTAACCTTTACTACGTTTCCTTTATCGTTTTTAGTATAAACTACAAACTTTTTAGATCCACCTCTTTTAGGTTTATTTAAAGGTACGTCTTTACCTCTATATTCAGCTTCATCGACTGTTGGTAGATCTAAAGGTACTTCTTCTCCTTCATATAGACCATACTCTCCTATGTCGGTAGATTCTAATAATTCTAAGTCTTCTTCGTTGAGTTGTATTTTACCGTCTCTAAGGGCTTCTCTAGCTTCTTTAAATAAAGATATAAACTTCTCGCTAGAATAACGGTAGACATTCTCGTGTAAAGTGAGTCCATGTTCTACATGGTAGTCTAATGATGGAATATCTATAAGATCTTTTATCTTAATCATTTATGAAATCTTTCTTATAAAACTTACCTAAAATGTTATCGTTTATATAATTATTTCTTTCCTCCAATACCTCTTTTATAAATAGATACTTACACTCATAATACGTTAGAAGCTTTTTATTCGGTACAAAGGTAAGAATTTTTCTTTCAAATTCAAACTGTTTTTCTTGTTTTATGAGCTCAACTATATCTTTATGAGAACCGTAATAATCTTTCCAGTCTGATTCTTTTACTACTTTCTTTTTAGCCGGTACTCTACCGCCTATACCTTTTGCTTTTCTTTCTTCTTTTAAAGCTTCTGCTTCTCTTTTACCTATTCTAACGTTGCGTTCGAAAAATAAAACTTTTTTACCTAAATATTTTCTGTCGGTTGGTTTGTGTAGTACTTCGTATATGAAGCCGTAAGTATTTTCTGGCATGTCGGAAATATCTGTTATAATTTTTCCTTCATACCACCATGTGGGTATTGTAACCATATAAAAAATTTATGCAAACGATATTTTACAAATTGCTGTACCGTTTGGTGAAAAGTATAAACAACCGGCTCCTGCTGAACCAGAAACCCATATCGCTCCGGCGGTAAGTGGATTAGGTGTTGAACCTAAAGTTCTTATATTCATAGTAGAATTAGAACCTGATATGGTGAGGTTGTTTATAAATGTTTGACATTGTTGATGATAGAATGATTTTCTATAGCATGCATCTGCGTTGTATTCTTCTGTACATGATACTACTTGAGGTGTACTACCACCAGCTGCTAAAGCAGAATTCTGTGTACCTGTACCAGCTAAAGCTCTTCTTGCTACATTCATATCTGTACCAGCAGACCAGGTAGTTCCGTTATATATGTCAGTATTCCCTGTGGTAGCAGGTGAAGATCCTCCAAATGCAAGTGCAGAGTTTGTTAAACCTGATGCTCCGTGACCTATTTTACCTCTAAATACTGCTAAGCCTGGTTTATTAGTCCATACACTACCGTCATATTCTTCAGTACATCTACAAGTTGAAGGATGGCCTCCAAAAGCTAAAGTTGAATGCTGTGTTCCAACGCCTGCTAAACAGTATCTTGCTGAGTTTAAGCTTCCTGCGGTTGACCAAGTAGTACCGTTATATTCTTCAGTACAGGAATTAGTTGAAATAGGAGCATCAGCTAATCCTGCAAAAGCAAGTGCTGCGTTTTGTGTTCCACTTCCTCCTAAAAGTCTACGACCTATATTCATAGGATTAACAGTAGACCAAGATGTTCCATTAAATTCTTCAGTACAGCCTACAGTAGGATTCGGAGTACATGTTCCTCCAAAAGCAAGTGAAGAATTTTGAGTGCCAGCACCACCTAATTGACTTCTTAAATTATTAATAACACCAGTATCTGACCAAGAAGTACCATCGTACTTTTTAGTGTACTGTGTATTGTCAGAGGGTGATCCTCCAAATAATAAAGAAGCCACTTGTGTACCAGTTAAAGTAGCATCATATCGAACTCCTCCTGCTGGTGATCCATTACTTGTTATAGCTGCTCCAACAGACCAAGCACCGTTGGATGATGAAAGGTAATTAAATTCATTTGAACCGTCTACTTTTAGCCCGCCAATTATATCTGCTTGACCTTCGAAAGGAAAAGGATTTACTTCGGTTAAACCGCTTCCATCACCGTTTATAGAACCAGATACAACTGTTACGTTTCCTTCTACTTCTAAAGAACCTGATATACCAGCAGAACCGGTGTATGGAAAATCATCTACTGAACTACCTCCAGATATTCCGGTCAAACCGCTACCGTCTCCTACAAAAGAGCCGCTTAAAGAACCACTATATCTTCCAGGTAGATCTGTTGTAAGACCTCCGGTTGTAATATTAATTGATCCTGTTAATTGTAGTGCCATAGTTTAATAGTTAAGCAAATGATATTTTACAAATTGATGTTCCGTCTGGTGAGAAATATAAACAGCCACTGTTAGCTGAACCTGATTGCCAAATCATTCCTTCGGTCAATGGGTCGGGTGTTGTATCTCTATTTGCCAGGTTAAGTAAAGCATCTGCTGTTGCAGATCCTGTTACATATAACTGGTTTGAATATACAGTATTTTGTTGACTATAAAAGTGTTTTCGATAACATGCATCTGCGTTGTATTCTTCAGTCGCGGTAGTTATAATACTTCCTGCGCCAATTCCTCCTGCTGCAAGTGCAGCTAATTTGTCACCGGAACCTCCGAAAAAATCACTTCTTGCTGTGGTTAGAGAAGGAGCATTAGACCAAGAATTACCATCATATTCTTCAACACAAGTTCGATAAGTAGAAGGTAGAATTGCACCACCAAATGCTATAGCCGTTCCTTGCCCACCTGATCCTCCAATATTTCTTCGGGCTGAATTCAATGCTCCACCTATTGACCATGATGTTCCATTATACTCTTCAGTGCAAGCCTGTTGGGTACCGGTAGGTGAATCAGCTCCACCGAAGTAAATACCTGCATTTTGAGATCCGCCAACAGCTCCTTCCCATAAATTAAGAGAAGGGTTAGTATTTAAAACTCCTCCATTTGACCAGGTTACCCCATTATACTCTTCAGTACAAGATCTTATAGTAGGAGAGTTTCCTTGTCCTCCAGCTGTTAGTGCAGCATTTTGAGTACCTGTACCTCTTGCTCTGTTTCTAGCAACATTTAAATCTCCACTTGCCGACCAGGTATCACCGTTATACTCTTCAGTGTTAGCTAAATAAGAAGCAGGGTTACACCTACCTCCAAAAGCTAGTGCTGAATTTTGAGAACCTGCTCCTCCTAGTCCATCTCTAGGTTTTATCAAAGCATTTTTAACACTCCAGGATGTACCGTTATATGCTTCAGTTGCATCGTAAAAAGTAGTTGGAGAAAAAGTAAGCCCTCCAAAAATTAAAGATGCATTTTGTGTTCCAGTTCCACCACCGTTGTACCGAGATACATTTATACTACCGCCGGCCGACCATCCACCGTTAGATGATGATAGATGATTAAATTCAAACTCTCCATCTAATTTAAATCCTCCTATAATATCGGCTTGTCCTTCAAAAGGAAATATTTGTACATCTGTAAGACCGCTTCCATCTCCTATTACAGAACCGGATATTACTTCTGTAATTCCGTCTACTTCTAAAGAGCCTGAAATGATTGCTGAACCGGTATATGGAAAATCACTACTACCACCTCCACCGGTTACTCCGGTAAGACCAGAACCATCTCCTACTAGAGAACCTGAGAAAGAACCGCTATAGACTCCGTCTCGGTCGGTAGTAATACCGCCTGAAGTTAAATTGATCGATCCTGTTAGTACTAGTGTCATATATTATTATTAAGCAAATGATATTTTACAAATTGATGAACCGTCTGGGGTAAAGTATAAACATCCAGCTCCGGCTGAGCCTGATTGCCATACTGTACCGGCAGTTAAAGGAGAAGGTGTATCTGTTCTATTTGCTAGATTAAATACTGCTTCTACTGTTGATGAACCGCTTACATACAGCTGGTCTGCATATACTGTGTTTTGCTGTGTATAAAAATGTTTTCGATAACATGTATCTGCGTTGTATTCTTCTGTACAGCTTCTAAAACCAGGGGAACTCCCGCCAAAAGCTAAAGCAGTATTCTGTTGTCCTGCTCCACCCGGGCACATACGTGCTGTAGCTAAGTTTTGACTAGTAGACCAAGTAGTACCGTTATATTTTTCTGAAGTAGCAAGTATTACGGTAGGACTAGTCCATCCTGCGAATGCTAATGCTGCATTTTGTATCCCTGCTCCTCCTGCGTTATACTTAGGAGTAGGTAAAGCTCCGCCTTGTTCCCATGATACTCCGTTATATTCTTCTGTACAACTTGCAACTGGGTTTCCACCGAATGCTAAACCTGCGTTTTGAGTACCTGCTCCTGCTAAAC